CCTATAAAAGTAACTCTAGAGACACTAAAACAAGAACAACTTAAAAAACAAATGATGCAATGGGTATCAGAAAGTAGAGGTTAATATGGAACTAAAAGATATATTCTTTATAGTTGAGAAGGATTGGTATAAGCTTCAAGCATGGGCTACTATTGCTCATGAAAAGGATAAGAATGAAATATCAGGTTTAATGACAGCTATCCCTCAAGAGGATGGTAGATTTAAAGTAGGTGATGTAGAGATTCTTAAACAGGAGAATACAGCTTCAAATACTGAGTTAGATGGAGACGCTGTTACTGCTTATACTATGAAATATGGTATGAAGTATAATAATCCAAAGATGAAGTTTGTATGGTGGCATTCACATCATACTATGGAAGCATTCTGGAGTGGTACAGATACTACTGAGATAGATGCCTGGAAGAACACTAGTTTTTCTTTGGCTTTAGTAATCAATCTTAGAGAAGAGTACTTATTCAGAGTTAGTTTCTGGAGAATGAATGGATTACCATTAGAGCAACATATAGATACTACTCTTACTATTGAAAGAAATAAGCCAAAGGTAAATATTACTTCAGCTATGAGTAAACAATACAAAGAGTTATGTAGCAGTCCACAACAAGTTATTAATAAATGGCAAAGTGGAAGTCAAGCTATAAATCTATGGAATCAACATCAAGGAACTTCAAATCAAACTGAAGTAAAATATAGCGAGTTATTAGAAGCTGTAGAACACATACAAGACGAGTTTGTTTCAGGTACTATAAGTCATAAAGTGTTCAAAAAACAGAGTAATGCTTTAAATGTTCAATGTAAAAATCAGAAGCTACCGTTTAGAATGAAGGTTTTTAATCAGAATAAACAAGAGTTACTTAATATCTTCATGTGTAAGATGCCAGATGAACTAATTGATTTTGATGATAATAATATCAAGAATAGATTAGAACAGACATCTTGGCAAAATAAATATGGAGGTGTGTATGGCTATTAATATGCGTTCAAGAGGACTTGTAGATAACTTGAGTGAATATAACTATCATATATTAGGTTGCGGTGCTATAGGTAGTGCCGCAGCTACCCAACTTGCTAGAATGGGTGCAGAGAACTTCTGTTTATATGATAATGATGTAGTTGATACAGGTAATATAGGTGTATCTCAATATGGCATTGATGATATATCTCATCCAAAAGTAGATTGTCTAAAGGTTAAATTACTAGAGATTAATGCAAGTATTGAAGTTATGTGTGTTAATGAAATGTTTAGTAATTATGTATATTTAGGCAATAATGACATAATCATACTAGGTTTTGACAGCATGAAGTCTAGAATGGATGGTGTTAAGGCTATTTCAGGTTGGAAACAATCTAAACCATATGCTTTAATAGATGGTAGAATGGGAGCAGAACATTATCAGCAGTATGTGATATTAAAGCCCACATTAGCCAAATATAATAAGATATGGTATTCAGATGAAGATGGTAGTGAAGAACCATGTAATATGAAGGCTACAAGCTATTGTAGTAATATGTCTGGAAGTTTCATAGCAAACGCTGTAAGAAAGATAGTAAAAGAGCAACCTTATGAAGAGTTTGTCTCCTTTCACTTTCCGACTATGGCAATAGAAAAAAGTACTTGTTTATTTAAATAAGTATCTGTAATATAATAGGCTGATTAAAATAAGCAACTTAGTCAGCCTATTTCACTTAATAATAAGGAGATAATAATGGCACTTAAAAAGGTCAAAAGGAAAGCTGTCTCTAAGAATCCTAAGACAATGCTATTATACGGAGCACCAAAAGTAGGCAAAACTACTGCTTTAAGTCAATTAGATGATTGTTTAATAATTGACACAGAAGATGGAGCTAATATGATAGAAGGATATATAGAATCAGTTAAGAATAGGCAAGAGTTGATAGAACTCTTACAAAAAGCACAAGAAGGACATAGTTATAAGTATGTAGCTTTAGATACAATAGATAGAATAGCTACATGGGCAGAGAAGGCGGTTTGCGAAGAAGAAAGTGTGCAAGCAGTGCAAGACTTAGCATTTGGCAAAGGATTTGCAATGGTAAGGGAAAAAGTACTAAATACTGTAAGTATACTAAAAGAAATATTTCCTCATGTAATAATAATAGGACATAGGAAATGGGCTAGAGCTGTTGTAGACAGTAAAGCTATAGTTGAGCCAGAAAGCTTGGATTTAACAGGAAAGTTAAAGAACATGTTAATGGCAGATTGTGATGCTATAGGTTATGTTTACAGAGATGAAGATTTAAATAAATTAATGGTATCATTTCAAGCTAACGAAGCCTTAGAAGCAGGTAGTAGAAGCCCTCACTTGAGAGGCAAAGAGATGGAATTAACATGGAATAACATATATAAGAAAGAAGGTAAGTAATGGCTATTATTAGACCAAAGAAAGAAGAAAATAAAGAATACACTAGTTTTACAGGTGTGTGCGAGTTCGGAATAATGGAATTCACAGATAAGTCAGCAGATTTTGATTGGGCTGATTTGTTTATTGAAATTACAGTAAGACAAAAGGGTAGTGATTTCGATAGGAATATCGCTATTAAAGGTAATTTTGATAAAGAAGGTGATAAAATAACAGGTGGAGCTACATTAAAAAAGATGTATCATTTCTTTGACCAAATAGGATGTGATGCAGGTATAACTGTAGATGGTAAATGGGAAAATAGTGATGGAGAAACTATAGATAATATAGGAGACTACCTTAATAAACATCATGTAAAAGCTAGCAGTAAAGGAGCTGGTACACCTGATTTAGATTATCTTGGTTACTTTTATAAGCAACAACCTAAAGTTCCAGGTGGAAAGTCTTACCTTCAAGCTCTAGCTAGGGTTTATAAAAATACAAATGCTAATGTTATAGAAATGACTAAGCATGTGAATTGGATGAAATCTAAAGGCTACATTAAAGAGCTAACTGGAGATACTCCAGCACAACCAACTATGAACTCAATGAGTGGAAGTGCTTTAGGTAATCTATAATGTATGTCGAGATAGCTAAAGGTACTCCTGGAAATAGAGGATATTTAATCGATAAGGATGAACTAGGTAGTTTTGTTAGTGATAGTCCCTTGTACAGAAGTGTATATCTATATGATGATGATGCATTTAAATATGTACAAGAAAATGGAACACTAAAGAATTACTTTGGAGTTAGATATATTGATAAGATACCGATTGATATTGACAAGAGTGGAAATACAGATGAAAAAACTTTAGATGTCTTGAGAGGTGTTATTTTAGAGCTAGAAGAGGGAGATATTACGGAAGATAGCTTCCAATGTTTCTTTTCTGGCTCTGGATACCACATTGATTTAGCTGGAGAGTTATTTAATTTTAAATCTGGAGTTGACCTTCCTTATATTGTCAAACATACATTAAAGGGGTTAATGGAAGATATAGATTTAAGTATATATATGCGAACAGGAATATACAGAGTTCAGCATACTCTCAACCAGAAAACTAATCTATATAAGATACCATTACATAGAGAAGAAGTAATGAATCTGGATGCAGCAGACATACTAAAGTTGGCTAAGACTAGTAGGCGTGACTTTAAATACAATGGATTACATGGTGATTCAGAGTTAGAGCATACAGTTAAAGAAGAGGTTCCTGATGTACAAGTGTTTAATAAAATATCGGAACCAAATAAGATAGTACCTTGTGTACAATCAATGTTAACCCAAGGAGCACTTCAAGGAAAAAGGCATGTTACAGCTTTGAGAATAGTCAGCCATTTTAAGAGACATGGCATTCCGAGTCACTATGCTAAAGTAATGATGCTTCATTGGAATAACAAAAGTATGCCAGAAAAAGAGATAATGGAGATGGTAGAGAATGTATATAATAGAAACTATAAATATGGATGTCAAGATTCTATTATGTCAGAGCATTGTAAGACGCAGTGTTTATTCTTCAGTAGGAAAGATTATCTTATAGATGTTAAAACAGCAGATGAAATGCAAGGAGAGTTAAGAGAGAGGCTTACTACTGATTTTAGTGGTAAAACTATCAATTTAAGTAGAGCATTAGGGCTAGATGTTGAATCAACTATATATCCAGGTGAACTGGTAACTATATTTGGACCAACAGGCTCTAATAAGACTACTTTTGCTCAAAACTTAGCATTAGGTGTTGATTTTGTCAACGATAAGATAGTGAAAGAATGGCAAATACCTACATTATTCCTGAGTTTAGAACTATCAGCTTGGTATATGCACAGAAGGCATATGCAGATAGTATCTGGACAAAATAAAGAGCAAGTCAATAGAAATTTTGACAATCTTTATGAGAAATACAAAGATGATTTGTCTCATCTTATGGTGCAAACCGTATCTCCAACGCTTGATAAGATATTAGAGAAAGTTAAGGAATTAACTCCATCTCTAGTAATTGTAGATTATATTGATTTAGTGGAAACTCCTGCTAGCTATAGAGGAGAGTACGAAAAAATTAAATATATATCTCATGGATTATCAAACATGGCTGTTAATAATGATATGATAGTTATGCAAATATCACAAGTTAGCAGAGAGTATAGTCGAAATGAAGTGCTTGACCTATATGCAGGTAAAGGGTCTGGAGCAATTGAGAATGCTTCTAGAAAAGTGATTGGCCTAAATGGACAACCAAATAAGACTACTAGAGCAGTAAGGTTATTTAAAAACACAGACGGAGAACTATTTGATACAGAAATCGAATGGACTCCTTCATTTAGATTAAGGAGAGTGTAATGAAAAAGTTAATAAGTATCAACTTGCTTGATGATAGATTTATAGTTATATTACTTAGATTTATTAAATTTGGTATAATAAGAACTAAATCAGATGGATTTAAAGGATTTAGTATCGTATTTGGAATATCAAAGATAGAACTCCAAGTGAATTTATCAAAAACCGAGAAGGTGGTGTTAGATGGATATGGAAAAGCATAAATATAGTAAACCGAAAAGGGGGCGTAAGTCCCCTAACAGGCTAACAATATGGGAACAGAAGTTTAGTAAAAAGCTAAAGAAGCATCACGGCACATTTGCTAAAAAGACTTTCCATAGGTTGATGAAGAAATCATCTACTTTGAGGTCTACATTGAAAAGAAGGAGTAAAGAATATGAAGTTGAATTTAATATATCTCTTGAGGAAGTTAGAAATCTTCTGTATGGAGTTTATGGAAAGCAATGTAATTATTGCAAGTCTAAGCTTGTTGTCAGCAATATGGTATGTGACCATATCATGCCTCTCAGCTTGGGCGGTAATTCAACTCCTGGTAATCTTCAAATGATATGTGGTAGATGTAATACTAGAAAGGGTCCTTTAACTGATAAAGACTTTACTAAAGTATTAAGATGGTTAGACAGACAAGACTATGAACTTAGAAAATATGTCTTGAGAAAAATGTCTAGTCGAGACTTCTAATTAAAATTAGGGACAAGCGACACGCTAGCGGTGAACAGCTAGATTAATCAATATGAGCTCAGAGAGCTGAATAATAAGCTGTAAATAGTTTAGAAACTGATTAATAATGTAATGTCAATTACTAGCTTGTCCCTATAAATTAAG